GTCGGGCAGGGGTTGGTTCCGAACAAAATTTCCCCCCGGCTGTCAGCCGAGGTTCAATCTGTGGCTGTGGCGCACAGGGGAACTCTTCGAAAGATTTTCGAAGGCGATAGGAAAATTTGCCTAGAAGCCATTGCCCGGTGAAGGCAGCTATGCTACTGTTTTGTCCATGGTGCTGATTTGCGCCAACGACCCGCCGCCCGGCGGGTTTTGTTTTTGGCGCCGCACATTTTTCAAAGCGCCGGCGCGAAGGAATGCGACGCTTCCGATTGCCGACTGCCCGAGGCCCAGATGCCACGTTACGCCACCATCATTACCGCCGATGACGGCGCCGAGATCGTCAGCGCCATCGGCGAATTCGAGGGTTCGAGCCTGCCGCGCAGCTCAGGCCGCGTCGAGCAGGTCGCGCCGGGCGTGCGCATCGGCATGGTTCGCGGCGGGCCGGGCGAAGCCATCGCCGGTTTCGGTTACCCGCATCAGGGACTCGGCCCGTCGGCAATCGCTGCCGCCTCGGCGAAGCTGAAGGCCATGGCCGCCCCGGCCGCTGATGCCGAGCCCATCAAGCCAACTCGTGCCAAGCCGCGCAGGAAGCCGGCGCGCAAGCTGCGCAAGGCGAGGGCGGCAAAGGCCGCGCCATCCGATGCGGCGGTCCATGGCTGACGAACGCAAGGCCGTGCCCCGCAAGTCCGTCGGCGCCAAGCGGGCAAGGCGAAAGCCGACGGCCCCTCAAGTCGATGCGAGGCCGGCCACCCGCCCGAAGCGCCCGCGAAGAACGCTCGTCGACGACTTCGCAGCGGCATTGCGCGCCGACTTCCACGCCCACGGCGCTGGCGTCATCGCCGCGGTCAGGGCGGAAAAGCCCGACCAGTATCTGAAGGTCGTGCTGACGCTGCTGCCCAAGGATTTTTCACAGAACCTCGATGCCAATCAAAACACTCTCGAGCAATTGAGCGATGAGGAGATCCGCAGCCGTATCCGCCGCATCGAAGCGAACCTCCGGCCGTTCCTCCAACGAGATGCGGACTTACCTGGCGCTGCTCGAGGAGATGGACCGACGCCGTCGCCGTAGCCTTCTTGCAGCCTACGCGCCGTACGAACGGCAGGCCGAATTTCACGCGGCAGGGGCGACGCACCGGGAGCGCCTGTTCATGGCCGGCAACCAGCTGGGCAAGACCAGGGCAGGGGGTGCGGAATGGGCCGTGCACCTCACCGGCCGCTATCCCGACTGGTGGGTGGGCAAAATATTCGATCAGCCGGTGCGGCTCTGGGCCGCCGGCGTCACCGGCGAAGGCACGCGCGACAACCCGCAGCGCGTGCTGGTCGGCCCGCCGCAGCAACAAAGCGAATGGGGCACCGGCATGATCCCCGCCGACGCGATCGCCGACACGGTGATGGGCCGGGGCGCGCCGGGAGCGCTGGACAGCGTCATCGTGCGCTGGGGCGGCGGTGGCGATGTCCAGGCCGGTGAAAGCGTGCTCTCCTTCAAGAGCTACGAAAAGGGCCGCGAGAAATGGCAGGGCGAGACGCTGCACGGCGTCTGGTTCGACGAGGAACCGCCGCTCGACATCTATTCCGAGGGACTGACCCGCACCAACGCCACCGATGGCATAACCATCGTCACCTTCACGCCGCTGCTCGGCATGTCGGATGTGGTGCTGCGATTCTTGAGCGCGGAGGCGGTGCAGGATTTGAGTTCCTCGCCCCCGCAAGGCGGGGGAGAGGTGGCCGCGCAGCGGCCGGAGAGGGGGCCTTCGTAGGGCGACAGGCTCTACGAATAGCTTTCTGCTCTTATATCAAAGGCCGGCGCTGCCCCCTCTCCGTCGCGGCTTCGCCGCGCCACCTCTCCCCCACCTGCGTGTGGGCGAGGAACCGGAGTTTTGGGAAACCGCGCCGAAACCATGATTTGCGATGCCTCTTTGGCTGCAACCGACGGTGGAGTAGGTTCCGGGCGCGATCCGGAGCCAACATGCGACCCCTGCCAGAACTGCTTCTTGCCTGCGTGCTGCTCTCGGCCTGTACCGGCGGCAGCGGCGACTGGCGCGCCGATGCGATGGCTTCGGCCGAGGCCAAGATGCGCGGCCTGATCAACAATCCGGAGGCGACCTTCTCGCATGTCGATTTGACCGGCGACAGCGCAACCGGCCAGACCTGCGGCGTTGTCACAAGCAAAGTCGGTATCTTCACCAAGGAAGCGCGATTCATCGTCTATATCGACGGCGCGGGCCCTTACGTCGAGCCGGGTCTCGGCTCGTCCATGTCGCAGGCCGATTTCGACTGGGCCTGGAAGAACGATTGCGTCAACGAAGGCTACAAGGGCTGAGCCCTTTCCTCGCCCCGCGCGAAGCGGGGGGAGAGGTGGCCGCGCAGCGGCCGGAGAGTGGCCTTCGTAGGGCAAAAAGCTCGACGAATAACCTTCCGCTCTTTCATCAAAAGCTGGCGCTGCCCCCGCTCCGTCGCGGCTGCGCCGCGCCACCTCTCCCCCACTTGCGTGGGGGCGAGGAACTGCCGTAGGCCCTGTCAAAACGATTTCCACCCCTTATGGTGCGCGACGCGCAATCGCGCGATTTGCATGCCGTAAGGGATTTCAGGAATGTATGTAGGCCGTTCTTACAGGTTGCTGGACTTCGCGCTCTGGTCGCGGCGCAGCGTCATCTACATGGTCGTGGTAAGCGGGCTGGCGATTGCCGCCTACCGCCTTCCGGCGACGGCGGGGTTCTCGGTGCCATGGTCCGTCGTGCTGGTGCTCGGCACCACGGTGTCGCTGGTCGCCGGCTTCAAGAATTCGCAGGTCTTCACCCGCGCCAACGAGGCCCTGCAGGCCTTCTCGCAGATCACCGCGAGCAGCCGGATGTTGTCCAGCTTCTGCCGGGATTTCATGGATGCCGCAGCCGCCCGGCAGCTCATCCACCGCCACCTCGCCTGGCTGACGGCGCTGCGGTTTTTGCTGCGGCGGCCGATGCCGTGGGAATCGCTGGCGAAAGCAGCCAATATCGAGTTCCGGCGCCGCTATCACATCCAGGAAGACAAGACGTCGCTTGCAGACGAGCTGCGTGGGCTGTTGGGCGAAGAAGCCGAAAGCGTGCTGAAATCGCCGCAGCCGGCGATAGCTCTTCTCGACAGGCAACTGGCCGAGGTCAACGCATTGCTGAAGAACTCCGCCGTTCCCACGCAGGTCTATTCGGAGCTGACCAAGCTGATACGCGACTTCCACGACCAGCAGGCGCGTTGCGATCGCATCAAGAACAATCCCTATCCCCGGCAATACGCCATCGTCAGTTCCATGTTCGTCATGATCTTCTGCACGCTGCTGCCGTTCGGCGTCGTTCCGGTCTTCGCGGAGATGGGAAAGCTGGGCGGTGCGCTCGGCACATTCGGCATCTGGCTGACGATCCCGTTCAGCACGCTGCTGGGCTGGGCCTACATGTCTCTCGACCAGGTCGGCGAAAGCAGCGCCAACCCGTTCGAGGGCAATGCCAACGACGTTCCGATCTCGCAGATCTGCCGCGACATCGAGATCGAGCTGCGACGGGGACTGGGCGAGACCAACCTCCCGGCCCCGCTGGCGCCGGTCAACGACATCGCGACGTGAGCCTCTCCCGCGCCAGGCGGGGCGGCCTCGCAGCAGCCGGCGAGGGGTCTTCCTGAATCAGGGATATTTGCTGCCCGCAAGCTGCCTGGCGCGTGCTTTGGGATCGGTCGCTTTCCGGGTTAGCGGTTGGCACCATATCCTTTGGTCACCTGTAATCTGATTGAACCAGACATTGCATACTTTGTTCGGTGTGTCTGGGGTGCAAACTTTGCGTTGGAATCCCCTGAGATCGTACATCCTGCAGGTCTGCTTACTTGTATCGTATGGAACGTTCGATTGGCATGCTGATGCACTGGCAGCTATGGCCACGACGATTGCTATGCGGATCATGTATCTCCCCCGATTCATCAGCAAACTCGCATTGATGAACAGTATTATCAATGGCTGTAAATCGTCATCGCAGATAATACGGACTAGCTTATATGTCCCGACACGTCACCTTCATGACCATCGACGATGCCGGGCACTATTCGCCTCAGCAGCGCGCCGAAATCATCGCAGCCTACCCGGAGCATGAGCGCGAGGCGCGCGCGAAAGGCATTCCGGTGCTGGGCTCCGGCCGCATCTTCCCGGTGCCGGAGGAGACCATTGCCTGCGAGCCGTTCAAGTTGCCGCGCTGGTGGCCGCGCATCGGCGCGCTCGATTTCGGCTGGGACCATCCTTCTGCGGCGGTCGAACTTGCGTGGGATACCGAGGCCGAT